AGGTAAAACTACCAAAGTCTGTCTCGCTACCTAATGGGGTAAACTTACCTTTAAAACTTATTGTTACACCTGGTAATGTGTTTGCTTCTTCATCTGGAATAATCTGATTACATTGCACATAGTTATCACCATTTCCTAATTCTATTGGACCGCTTGTGCAAAACGGCACATCACTATTTAAGTTTGGCGAGTTAGATAATGTGGTTGATTCGTGTTCGTATATAAAACCATTTGAATCACCTGCTATAGGATAATCAAACGCACCTTGGTCAATCCAACATCCTCTGTCTAGTGAACCTATAGACCAAGTATTTTCTAAGTAATTCCATATTACATATTTATTTGGTAAATATACACCATCTCCGCTTGGAAAACCCCACCATATTTCGTTAAAGTTAGAGTTGTGTCCACCCCAACAAGCTTTCCTTCCTGGTACATTTAGTTGGTCGTATACATAATCATGCACATCGCATGGTATTTCTCTAACAGTGCCATCGTAAACAAAGAATGAGTTTTCACCCATCCACGCTAGAAAGTTTCCTGTTTGTACGACTGATCTTCTACTAACTGCTTTACAGTTTGCACCTGCTGCTGTAATACCATAAACAAAAGGTGAGCCTACATAGCTCATTCTATCAATACCAGTATCACTAAAGACTATGACATCATTTTGATATTTAACACCTAGTAAAGCACGACCGCCTGTTGGTATTTGTACATCACCTGCTGTGTTAGTAGCTAAAGATGTCCAAGTGTTTCTATCTTCTCTGTCACTCCAAGCTACCTTTCTAGGGTCACCGCCTGAACCAATAGCAACTAAGTGCCTTTCATTAGTCACTAGGACAGCCTGACAGCCTGTAGGAGCGTTTGTTACGACTGTACCAATGGTATCAGCTGTTCCGCCTGAAACTGGCCTCCACTTGTATATTTTGCCATCACCAGAAAAACAAAAGACTAAATCTTCACCCCAGTTATCAAAGGAGAAATGACCTGAAGCAAGAGGTAGCCCAGATTGACTTCTAGCATCGCCATAATCTTCTACGTTATAGTGGTATGCACCATAACCAAGAGGATCATTATCGGCATCGTTTACAAAACCAGATGGTGTTATATCAGTCCATGTGTTGTCGTATAAAACATAAACCTTTTGTCTTGTACCAACAGCCAAAACAGATGCACCTAAGTTGTCCTTATAGGCATACATACCTATAGGCTCACCATCAAGTGCTGTGGTTTTTAGTTTAGACCAACCACCAATCGGTTTAAGATAGCCGTTTTCAAAACGCACAAGATTGCCGTCAACCCAACGACCTTTGTTAGCATAGTCAGTACCGTTTTTGACTATGCCAGCTGGCGGAGTTACAGGCAATAGTGCCATGTTTAACCTATAGTTTTAGTAACAGATGTTGGTGTAATCAGTAATGCGATTTGATCATCTAAGCTAGACTTTAGACTAGCTACTTCATCGTCACCCATACCTGCTGTAACCCAACCAGTAACCATGTCATTGGTAAGATCTGCAAAAGGTATAAAGTTAGATATATCATCCGCATTAACGCTGTAAGTACTATAAACAGAAGCTGAATAGTTATTTCCTTCAGCATCTTGTTGATCGCTCTCTGCGTTTAATCGCCAATGAACCACATAAACGACATCAGAATGACTGTCGTGTGTTGGGTAAACATCAACTGTTTTGCAATCCCATGTATATGTATTTGCCATTATTTATTCTCCTTTAAGTAAGTTAATTTCAGATTGTAAGGCTTCAATCTGTGTTTGTTGTTCTTTCATTCCTGCAACTAAATGTACTACTAATTTACTGTAGTCCATTTGATACATGTCTTCTTCAGAACCTGATACAGAATTAGGAACTATGTTTAATACTTCTTGAGCTATCAAACCTTCATCTGCTTTACCATCTGCTTTCCAGTTGTATGAAACTGGGTTAAGTTCGTTGATAACTTCTAAGCCTCTTGCAGAGCCTGTAACGTCTTTGAGTCTTCCGTCTGAAGATGTGTTATAGGCTGTTGATGAGGCTGTAACTGATATGCTTCCAACATCTGTACCAGCTTGTTTGAACCTTTGTATTGTGCCTGTACTTGTAAGTCTATTTAACATAGCACATTCTGAGCCATTTACTGTTGCAATAAGTCCTTCAGTTGGTTTAAGTTCTACTCCAACACTTGCAAAGCTAGAACTAGTCTTACCCACCAACAAGTTTCCTGAGGTATCCAGTCTCATCTTCTCTGTGTGGCTTGTTCCAAACTGTAAAGAATTATTTGCATGAGCATATTGAATGTAACCTGCATAAAGATTATTACCACCACCATCACCAAAATGAATTGTGCCAGTACCAGTAGTAGAAGTTAACATTTGTAATATTGATTGACCTGTTGATGTGGTACCTACTCCTATGTTTCCATTTACATCAAGTGTATATGCAGGACTGGTTGTTTTAATTCCAACATTTTTGTTATCTAATATAATCATAGCTGGTGTCTGACTATTTGCAAAAAGGTCAATTGTAGGTGAGTTGACCATGAACTGCATACCACTTGTATTATCATAACCAATACCAGCATAAGTGTCTGTACTGTACTCGCCTTGGAAAACCATCATAGGGAAAGGATGGCGTAAAAGTAATGAGCGACCCCACCCACCTGTCATACCAGTTCCACCATTTATTTCTAAAGGTGCGTTTGGACTACTCGTTCCAATTCCAACATTGCCAGAGCTGTCTATTCTCATTCTTTCGCTTCCAGTTCTTGTCGTAGCATTAGCTGCGGTATAAAGTCTTATACTTGTTGCTGAATTTTGCTCACCAAAACTACCACCAATGTTGATATTATTTGTAGAAGCATCAGTAGAATGTGCAGATATTAAAGTAAATCCCTCTGTTTCTGTTCCTGAATCATATTGTGTTGATGTTATTGCATTATATTTGGCAACATCATCAGAAACCAAACCAATCCTTATATTACCGCCTGTTGAATTATTTCCTGCTATATTAGATAAAATACTTCCTGAAAAAGTTGTATTCTCACTACTATCAATAGTTATAGCTGTAGATGTAGCATTATCATCAATACCTGTTGAAGTAAAACCTGTAAGCGTACCAACACTTGTAATATTAGGTTGTGCTGCTGTAGCAAGTGTACCTGTTATAGATGTGCTTGCTGATAAAGTTGTGAATGATCCTGCGGCTGCTGTAGTACCACCAATGACAGAGCTATCTATAACTGCTCCGTCTAAGTTCATAGCTACTGAAGTACCAGTAGCGCTAAATAAACCATCAACAGTATCAAGGTCAGCGTTTAGCTTTGTTCCCCAAGTATCTGTAGATGCTCCTACTTCTGGTTTAGTTAAGTTTAAATTCGTTGTAAATGTATCTGCCATAAAATTTTATCCTTTAAGCTGCGTCTTGTTCGCCTAATGTTGTCCATGATGTATCTGGGTTTGCTTGGTCGGTCCATGTTTCATCTGCCACTATCTGATCGGTCCAAGTCTCACCAGGAACAATTATATCTTCCCATTTTAGACCACCAACTGCATTAAATCCACTTGTTTGTGCAATTACAGATGCACCTGTTAATACAATGCCACCTAGTGCATCAAATCCGCTAGTTTCTGCAAATGTTCCTTCACCAACTACAGTAAATCTACCTGTAGCTGTCATACCTGATACTGCTGGACCTATAACCACACCACGGTCTATTTGATGACCTGTGGCTGTCATACCAGAACTTGCAGATATAGTTGCAGATCCTAGGTCTATTTGTATACCAACAGCTGTAAATCCAGATGTTCCTGCTATGGTTGCAACACCCCTATCAATTTGAGTACCAGATGCTGTAACGTTAGATACTGCACTAATAATCGCTTGTCCGCGATCTATCTGTCTACCTGTTGCTGTAAAGCTTGAGGTTGCTGCTATGGTCGCAGAACCTAATACTGGAACTTGAACAGTTCCGACTGCTGTTACATTGGATGTTGCAGCAATAGTGGCTGCGCCAAAATGATATACAGGAGTTCCGTAATTGGACTTTCCGTATGTGTATAAGCCATAGCCTACTGAGGCCATGGTATTAAGCTAATGTTATATCTAAATCGCCAGCGTCAAATCTAAATACATCGCCTGAACTTACAGTTTTAGAAGCTGTTAAGTTTGCATAAGCCATTAGATTACCGCTTGATGAAGCATCAAATATACCTACTGCAACCACAGTTCCATAGTCTGCTGTAGCTGTTGGATATTCAACCGCAGCTGAGTTGGTTGCTGTGGTGGGGTTTGTACCAGATACT